TTACTGTGTTTACGAAAGGGTCTTTTAAAAGTTCGTCTTTTAACTTGTCTGTAAGGTTGTAAAATCCTTGTGCCATTTTGTTTTTATTTTAAAACATAAAAAAACCCCTATTGTTAAATAGAGGCTTTGTTGTTGTGGTTTATTATTTACAATTGGGTTTCTCTAACTGATAAGTTAAAACCTTTGCAAATGTTTTTGATTTTTTCGTAAAGGTCATTTCCGTTTGAGTTTGTGGACGTACTGTAAAAAACCCAACCACAATAGTAGTCTTTTTTCATTCCTATCTTCTTTGCTTCTCTCCAATTCATTCCACTTGCAGTAACTTGAATAAAGCTTGCGTCAAGGTATTGCTCTTTATGCTCAACTCTAATCTTTTCTAATTCGTTTTTTAAGTTTTGGTAATCTTCAATCGTTTTCATAATATAAATGTTTTAGCGTTTGTATGGTACAAATATACATCTATTTTATAAACTACCAAATTTATTTAAAACTTTTTTTAATTTTTTTATTTTCGAACTCTGTCTTGTCTTTTAGGTAAGCAAGGTATAAGTAACAAGCGTGTAATGGATAACGTGATACAGGAGTGCCTATCTCTACTCCGATAATTCTTTGAACTTTCTCATCAGCAAGCGCAACTGCTTCTTCGTAATTTCCCCACTTTTTAGCAAATCCTTTGACTCCTTCTCCAACTCCTCCTCCAAATAGTTCGGGATAGCTTTCAGCAATCCGTTCGTTAAATTGTAAAAAAAAACCGTTGCACCTAGTACAACCGATAAAGGTGCTTGTTTCATAACCTCTGAATACTTTGCAGAACCTTCGTAATCTTCAATCAGATATTTACCTCTTTGCTCGTGTATAATAGGTCGATACATTACTGCCATAGCCTTTTGTATATTGTCAAAGTCATTTAGGTACGTTGTAAGGTCTTTATTCTCTCCGTAGGTAATAGCATCTAACTTTGGGATAAAACCGTATTTAACACCGTTTAAAATGAATGTAGGAGTGAATTGCTTGTCTTGTTCAAATACTGAATTTATCTGTTCTGCAAATCCCTCTATCTTGTCAGCAGGCAACATATTGAGTTCCTTCTGTGAGATGTTTAAGAACGTTGTAAGCGTTTGGTCTATCGTTGGTTCTTCTATCTTGCTAAATACTTGGTATTGCTCTAGCGTTATATCGTCAAGAGTTTCGGGGATTGTTATTTCTATTTTCATTTCAACTGCTTTGCGTAATGGTTATATAATTTAATTATCTGCTCGTTTAGTTCTCCATTCTTCTGACTGTATAGGTGTTCGCCCATTCTAGCTTTTCCGTTCTTTGTTACTTGTATCTTACACTTTCCGAACCTAACCGTTTCCTGTGGAACTGCTTCGACTTTGATTCCGTTTTTAAGGCATTTAGACATCGCTAAAATATCCTCCATTTCTTTTGACATCGGCATACTATAAATAAAAAGCTATTCCAAAAAATACTGCCCAATATAGCATACTGTATCCTAATAGTTTCCAATTACTTTCTTTTGCTGCTTTCATAATATTATCTTCTAAAGTTTTGTTGTTGGCAATATGCTAATTGCATTTTTAGGTTTCTTTTTTCAATGTTTACTCTTTCGAGTTCTATCTGCAAGGCTTCAACTCTTGCTTTTAAAAATTCTAGTTGTTCCATTGGTTTAGTTGTTTAATTTAGAGATATAATTTTCTATGAAGGTTTTTGCTTTTTCATCTACCCCGTAAACAGTAACATCTGTATTTCCTAAAATATGCCCTGTACTTGTTACTCTACTCCAAGCTGTTGCAAATGTTTGAGCTTGTTCTGATGTTTGAAATTTTAATGTCGCTTTCATAATATATCTGTTTTGTTTGATACAAAGATACACCTTTTTAATAAACTACAAAACTTTTTTTAACTTTTTTTTACTTTTTGTTAATAAACGAAGTATTGCCCTTTGTTTGGATTTTCTAATTGCGAAGTAATTGCATAACGTGCTGCATCAATACAATGATTAAAAGCGTCAATAGGTTTGTTTACTGTGTTACCCTCTCTGTCTTTTACCCACGTATAGGATTGCAGTTCCTTGACGAGGTTCTTGCTTGACCTTGTTACAAAGATTTTGTTCTGATTGATTAAGTTGATTCCGTACACTATTGAGTCCTTTCCTTTTGTACAAGGTAGAACTGTATGCCCGTATGTGTTTAATTCAGCTATTGATTTTGGTTCTGCTGAATCTGCGTAAACCATATCTCTTATTCCTTTTGCTTTGAATAGGTCTGATATGTCACTGTTAAGCATTTTCTTTTGGTAGATAACCTCATCGAATATATAACTATCATTGTACTTGTATAAACCTATCAATGTTGTCGGGTCGTTGCTATATCCGAAATCCATTCCGTAGCATAATAGCCTTGCTTCTTTTGGTAAATCTATTTCTTTCCAATCGGGAACACATACACCGTCCAATGAACCTACTTGACCAAGACCGTACACCTTCCACCAATTAGACCAATACGTGCTTTCTTTTGCCTTTTCTTTTGCTGATTCTATATCTGCAACAATCGTGTCGGGTAGTGCTTCATTATCTAGGTATGTAAGTGTGATAAAGTCAGAGTCATCTTGTCCAACTACTTCGGTATGCGCCCAAAAGTTTGCAGTAGGGTTGAAGTCAATCCAAATGTCTCCGCTTGTTCTTATTGCAAGTTGATTGTAGGCTTCAAATGGCACGTTGTTAGCTTCGTTTACATACAAGACATTTCTTCTTGCACCCCGTAGCTTATCGGGTTGCTCTACGCTAAAGAACTCGATATATGACCCGTTTGTAAATGTGTACTTTAAAGACGACCTGTTCCAATGACTGTCCCTATATCTTCCTGTCATCATCATCAGTTTAAGAAAGTCCTTAATGGCACCCCTACGCAAATGTGGTATTGATTCAGATACAACACTAACCTCTAGCATATCGTTTCTAATTGCTCTATCAATAAGTATAGGAAGAATACCGAAAGTTTTACCTGCCGACGTTCCTCCTTGAATTACTTTTTTTCTTTTTGTTAAAGCGTGTAGCTTTCTTATCGCTGTTGTTGTCTGAAACATTAAAGGTCGAATAGTGGTTGCTCTGCGTTGATAGTAACGTCTTTGGTTTCTTTTGGCTTTCCGTACATATAATTCATATACAACTGCAAGGCTTTGAAATCGCCCTCGTCAATCATTGCTTTTAGTTTCTTGATAGCATCGTCTGAATCTATGTGTTTGTTTAATCTTTCTATCAAGTGCATTTCTTCCGACTTACTCTTTCTTCCTGCGCCTTCTCTTTTTCCTCCGTTGTTCTTTCTTTTGTCCATAATTGAAAAAATGTGATTAGTCAATTCTTTTATTTAAAACAAACTATTGTTTAGAATGTTAAAAAGATATAGAATAAACACCAATAACCAAAGAGTTAAGAATCTGATAAAGCCTTTTGATGTCAGCTTGTCTTTATATGAATAAATGAATAATGGTGTGCCTACGAATACTATTAGCAGTATTGAGAATATAATCCAACAGATGTCTTTTATTATTCTTTTGAATGTTCTCATATATGTTTGCTGTATATCGTTGTGAGTATTATTTGAAATATTCCTAAATAAACAACGTGGTCTATTTCGTATGTTTCTTCTCCTGTGAACTCATAGGGTCTAATACCGAATACCAAACCCTTTACTATTCCTATTTTTAACTCCCACCTTTGTAGTGTCATAGTTGTATTTTTATAAGTGTTATCATTAGTCCTAAAAAGACTACTATAAGCGTTCCGATTATTAATACGTCTGTTGTCATAGTTTACTTTTAATTCTGTTTAATATTTGTTTATATACTAAATCCTTTATTTCTTCAATATTATCGTCTGAAGCTATTGAGAATTTATGCTCATCGTTAAATACGTGTATTATCATATCCTTGCCTTTCTTTACTTCTATATAAACATTGTCCATATTATAAATCATTTCCTTTTGTTCTTCGGTTAAGTTATCTGAAGGCAAACCTTTTAATTTTCTTTGGCGTATTATAAACTTTCTGTTTTCATTTTTCCTCAACGAATCAAGTTCAGTATAACACGTTTTACAAATTATACCCCTGTTTATTTTAGAGCTACACATTTTACATTTGTCTTTATTATTATTCATAGTTTACTTTTCAATGCTTCAATGTAAAGCGTTGCGTCCATTAGTTCCTCCTGTAAGTGTTGTAGCCAATCTAATGAGTTTAAATCGTTTCTTTCTAACGTAGTGCCGTATTTTTCTATTCCTTCACTAGAACGCTTCTTGTATGCTTCTAGTACTTTGTTTACTATCTTATCTTCCATATGTATAATTATTTATTAAAGTCCACAATATCCACTGTCGCATTCATTGAAGTCATCGTCGAATAAGTCCGTTTGCTTAAAGCTGTTCTTTATTCTCTCGTAAGTCACTCCGTTTTTAAATGTTCTGACATTACACCCTGTTTCTTGTTCAGCATCTAGAAACCAATTAAATTTATTTGGGTGTCGGTCACTCATTAATTTGAGTAGAACCTCATTTCTATGAAAACACCCTACACAGTTATTCATATATGCAAACCTAACGGGTTTATTTTCCCAATATCTTTCTACGTTGTCTTTGTAAATCTTATCTTTAATTAATGGGAAGGCAGGTTTTTGCCATTCAATATCTGCCCATTTGTTTTGCGTTTTTCTTTTACCCACAATAGCCTTAAATGTACTATTTCCGTTTTCATTCGTTTTCGACAACATAGTTTTTGCTCGACTTTGTTCGTTTGCCCTAAAGCCTATTCGCATTTCAATAACTTCATTAATATTATTCCTCCACCAATCAAATAAAGGCTGCAATTTCATTTCTGTTGTGCAAAATCTCTGTGTGACATTTGGTAAATATGTTTTACCGTTTCTGTTGATAATGTCGTCAAATGTTTTTCCTGTTACCCAATCAATTTTTGAACCTATGAACTGCTCTAAATCTAACATAGTATAGATAATCATATCCTCCTCAAGAGTTCCTATAAATTCAGTCCCTAATCTATCAGAAACCATTTGCCTAACTTTTGCATCGGGAAACATACATTTCTTGTCGTCTGTACGAACCAAAGAAAACACATTGTAATCAGCAGGGTAATTTGCTGCAATGTAACTAGATGTTTTTCCTCCGCTTAAACTATTTACTGTTTTCATAATTTTATGTGTTTTATTTGTCTACACATTTTAATAATAGTTCGCCCTCGACCTTGTCAATCTTCTTTATTGCTCTGTATATGTTCAAGCTGTTTCTTTTTACTTTCTTTCTTTCTTCGCTTGTCGAGTTCTTTCCTAGTTCTGCCACGTTGTCTGCGTCTATCTCTAGTAGTAAATCAATTCTATCTTTGTTGCTTGAAATGTTGTTTTCTATCACTTCCTGCACTCTTGCTTCTATTTTGTCTATGTTGCTCATCTTGTTTCTTTATTTCGTCTATTATATTTAATTGTTTTTCTTTTGGTTTATTTAGTAACCTTTCTAGTATCTCATCTAAATGTTCCATTTCTTAAGTCTTTCATAATTATTTCTTTTAGTCCTGCAACCTTTAGTTTTAAAGATTCGTTTTCTTCGGCTAGTCTTTTGTTTTCTTGTTCTACCGTTTCAAATCCCGACAGCTTACGGTCTAAATCTTTATAAAACAAATTATAATACGGTTCATAATTTAATTCGTTTATAGTGCTGTTTAGTGAGTTTATCACAGTTGCGTGATTCTTCCCTATTGATTCGCCTATTTGATGCAATGAGTGCGTTGTGTGCTTTCTGCAAATTGAATAGTAGATACTTCTAGGATAAGTTAAATCTCTGCTTCTTCTTTTTGAATCTAGTTCTACATTGAAATAGTTTTCTATTTCTTCCTTGATTCCTTTAAGTGTTACTTTTGTTTTTAGTGCTTCCATTGTTTTAGTTTTAATTATTATTTGATTTTTCTTTCTGATTGTTTTATATCGTCTATTGCTTCTTTGATTCCTGCACAATGCAAATATAGTTCTTCTTCTTCATATAACAAAAGAACTTCTTCTAGTTGTTCTATATCCATTCCCTCCTTGTAGAGTTCGTGCGTATCTCTGTAAGCGTACCAAATATATTCTCTTTTTTCTTCTTCGGTCATAGTGCGTTGGTTCTTAATTTTAGTAAATTATAGCAAAGTATGTACTTCTCTCTTGCCTTGCTTTTGTATATCTTTTTAAATAGTTGAAATACCTTTCTTCTAAATTGGTAAGCAGTTACACATTCTTTAAATGCTTTCTTGCAGTATGCTTTTCCGTAGCCTTTACAAAAATTAACGTTGTCAGCGGTATCTCCTACAATCATTTGCTCATAAAAGAAATACAAAGCTTCTTGTTCTGTCTGTACTCTTATGCTTTGGTGGTTATAGTGATAATTGTAAATGGTCGCAGGGAACTGCAAATAGTCTTTATCAATAGAAACAATAATACTATTATCTTTATCTTTTGCCCACATAGAAGCCACAAGGTCGTCGGTTTCATATCCTGCCTTATAAATTGCGTTGTATGATTCTTGTACGTATTTAGTCAGTTCGTTCAATAGAGGTGGTATATTTGCCTTCTTTCTGTTTGCTTTGTATGTTGGTGTGAGCATCTTTCTAAAATTACCTTTAGAACCGCAGAACGTTACAACCTTGTCAATCTCGTGCGTTTCTTCTAGCTTGTTTACAATAGACATAAACACTTCATCAAACTTAAAAATAACTTCTTCAAGGTTGTCATTGAAAGGAGAATCGTCGGGATTCTCTTTTTCCTTGTAGCAGCTACTCCAAAGCAAGCTGTCAGCGTCAAATAGTACAGTCATAGTGTTTAGTTTTATACTTGCAAATATATAAACTATTGTTGAATAAAAAAAATAAAAAAGGGAATTTTTTACAATCCCCCTTCACTTTACAACTCCATTAATTCATTCACAACAGTTTTCCCACCCATTACAACAGCACAACCTATCGCAGGCTTCTTTCCTCTTTTAGCATAAGCAAAAGCGTATTTGTCAAAATCAATTCCACAACCTACTTGCGTTGCGAATACTTTAAAGTTAGCACCTACAAAAAATTCAGTGTAGCATTGCGTATGTAGATGTCCCTGTACTGTGTTCATCATATCAGCCTTCGCTTTGGTTCTCGCAGTTCCTGCTTCTCCGTGTATGTATTGAACTTCATCAATTACAACCCTGTCTGTAAAGTTCCATTTAGGTACGTTTAAAACCTCGTTGAATGACTTTATCCAAGCCTTTGGGACTCCTGCACTAAACGCTTTCCTTGAGATGATTCTATCGTGGTTTCCGATAAGTACATCAGCATTTGGAAATATCTTATACCAACGACTTAAACGTTCGATAGCAAACTCTAACTCTTCTCCTGCACCCATACCATCGGGGTCGCTTTCGTGGTAGCTTGAGTAATGTGAATCAATAACATCGCCAATAAACACAACTCTATTGCAGTTATACTTTGCATACACCTCTGCGCAATGGTTAAGGTATTCGTCCAAGCTAAATGGTTCGTGAAGGTCTCCAATCACTAAAACTCTTGTTTCTTTCTTTGTAAGGTTCTCAAATGCTTTGAGTTTATTACCTCTTAATCTTGGTCTAAAATCTTTCATATTTTAATTGTTTAAAGTTACTGTTTTTGTTGTAGTATGCCATAAATTCAATATCATTAGCAGAGCCTTCTCTTGGCTTTCTTCCGCCTATTCTTATTTCCCCTTTTAAATTCTCCAACCTAGAGAACACAATACCATCAAAACACGCCCAAAGTATAACGCCACTTTGTTTTTTATCTGACATCTTTAAAAGTTTTCTGACGGCAATAGGTAAAGGATAACAATCGTTTAAATCTCTCAACCTTCCTTTAACTTCTAAATAAAACAAAAACTTTCCGTTCTTATATATTTTGAAGTCTATATCGTTAGGACTTAATTTTTCAAACGTCAAACCATATTCGTTGCAAAATAAATTCACAGCTTTGGTTTCTCTGTCTAAATCCTTTTCGTTCTCGAATCTAGTACTCATTATACAATTTTTTCAATCTCTGAACCATTCCACGAACACAAGAGCCACAGCTTGAAGGTTGTTTTCTTTCGTTGAATATTCTATTGCTTATTTTCAAAAGAGTAAGTTGGTCAGACTTTGAAACCTGTGTAGGATTTCTTTTAAAGAACTCTGTTAATGTTATGTGTTCTGTTTCTGTCAAGCAGTTAGGTCGTCTGTAAGGGAATAACTTATTCAAAACGTCTTTGCGCTTATCACAACCGCAATCCTCTCCCGCTATGAATTTTACAGCTTTGTCTATTCCTGTGGCTTTGGTTATCTTTGCAATCGTGTCGCCTAACCCTTTGGATTCTTTTTCTTGGTTTGCTTTCCAATCTTTGTACGCTTTAGTACGTTTGTCTTTTGGCTCTTCCATATTATAAATTTTTTAGTATTTCTATGTTAGCTAAATAAACAGGACTATTGTGGGTTTGCTTTACTTTTTTCTCTAACTCTTCAGGAGTTCCCCAAAAACAATCTGCTTTTATCATCCATTGCTTGTCGTGTTTTACACAATGAACAATTCTTTTAGAAGTGTCATATGCTATGAATGAATAATAATTTTCAGCACATATTAAATTAACACCTCTTAAATCAGCACGTATTAAATTAACACCTCTTAAATCAGCACCCCTTAAATAAGCACCTCTTAAACAAGCACCTCTTAAATCAGCATCTATTAAATAAGCAGCGCTTAAATCAGTACCTCCTAAATCAGCACCTCTTAAATCAGCATCTATTAAATAAGCAGCGCTTAAATCAATACCTATTAAATCCTCTTCGTTGGTTTCTAAAAGAACTTCTCCTTTTTTGTTTTTTATTTCCATAATTACAAATAGTTTAAATCTTCTGTTTTGTCTTCGTTTAACTTGTCCTGCAAAATCTTGATTTCTTTTTGCATCATTTGGTTAGTTGTGTATAGCTGAAATACTACCGCTTCAATACTTTTCAATCTTTCCTGTACTGTTTTCTTTTTTGCTTTCATAAAAGTTCGTAATCTTCGTTATTTAAATCTTCCCAATCTTCTTGTAAAGCGTCTTTTAAACTCTGTTTGCAGCGCTTCACGGTGTGATATATGTTTGTGTGGCTTATATCTGTGTACTTTGACATTGTTCGGAAACTCATTCCTGTGTCTTTATATATTTTAAAAATGTCAATATCGTACTGTTGCCAATTCAAAGACTCTAAATCTATTTTATCAAGAAATCTTTGTTCTGCTTCCTGCTTATCAGAAGAACCTTGTTCGTCATAGATGTAACTTTCGTCTGCTAAATCTCCAAACGTTACAGGATTGTTTTGTTTGTCCTTGTCTAGGTTTTTAATAAGCCACTCAATAGGACTTTTTCTGTGCTTGTTCTTTTGTCCTAGATAAGAATACAAGATACTGCGCAGAGTAAAAAATATATATCCACTTTGTACTTTACCGTTATCAAACAGAAAAAAATGATTTCCTCTCTTTTGGACTAACTTGTGCAGTTTTATATACATCTCTTGGACGATATCTTCTGCATACATATCGCCACCAATCCCTTTGACCGTGTTCAGCCATTGATTATGTTTTTTGGCTATTTCATTGAGCCAAAGGTTGTTGTATTGTGTCATACGCCTAAAATACAAAAAAATGTTATTAAAAACAAATTATTCTTTTATAAATAAACCGTCTACCATTTTTCCCTTTCTTTTTGAAATAACATTGTAAGCGCTTTCTATGCAGTCCTCAATGTAATATCCTTCTAAATGAGCAATGTTAGTAAGAACTACAACCATATCGCCAATAGCATCAACTATTTCCTCTTTGTTTCTTCGCATCAATGCCTCGCCTAGTTCTCCGTTTTCTTCCATTAATTTAGTGTATTGAGCAAATGAATCCGATTTGTTGTATATTCCTTTTTTCAATGCCCACTCTCTGATTCTGTTGAATATCATATTTTTATTTTTTATTATGTTCTTTTATTATTTTAGTCGCTAGGTTTGTCATTCTCTTTTCGTCAATAGAGTTCGCAATTATTACGTTTTGGTTTTGCATAAACGTCTTAAAACTTCCCTTTGACATTTCTTTTATGAAATCTATATGGCTTTCAGATAATGTTGCCAATGTATCTTCGTCAGTTTCGCAAATTTTATCGAACTCTTTGTTTTCTATTTTTATCAGTTCTTTTATTAATGGGTTTAAAAGCCTTTTTAAATTATGTTTGTAGTGTATTGTTTGCTTTATCTTTTCATTGTAGTATAATGCTGTAAAATTAGCTATTACGCAACCTGTTAAGTTTTCAAATGCTTCTTGTTCTCTTTTGCTCATTTTTGTTTTTGTTTTAGTTTTTAAAATGGTATATCTTCAACGTTGCCAAATGCTTCCTGTACGTCAATAGTTGGCATTGTTTCGGGTTCTTTTTCTCCAAAATCCTCGTCCAAAGGATTATATATTCTTTTTAGTTTGTCAATTATATTTTGCTCTTTTACTCCTTCCACTAAATTACCTAAACCTATTTTTGTAGGCGACCAATTCAAAATGACAGGATTGTCCGCAGATGTTTCATTCCCTCCCGTGTGTCTGTTTCTTACATTGTCCACACTGATACGATTGTTTGAACTTCCACTATCTCGGTTTATTGCGTAGGTAAAAGATGCCTTGTTTAATATTGCACCACCTTCGGCTTGAAACGAATTCACGTCCTCCTCTTGCCTTTGTCCCGACATCGTTGGGTGTTGTGATACGTGAACAGAACAAACGTCTTTAGAGTGTCTTAAAATCTTTTTTGAGGTATCAACCATATCTTGATAAGAGTTGCCCGAATTATAATACCCGCTATCAAATGAATTTATAGGGTCTAAAAAAACTGCGTGTACATCTATATCTTTTTCTTGTATTAAATACTGCGTAGTTTCCAACGCTTCTTTTATCGTTTCTACTTTCAAGAAAATAAAATGTTCTTCCACCCATTTCAAAGCCTTTTTGTATAGCGGTAAATTATTCTTTTTTACATCTTTCGCAAAATCACAAAGTAAATAGTTTAAATAGTTTAACTTCATAGACCAAGCGGAGTTTTCTTGAAACGCTACAACCCAAATCAAACCATTAGCAACGCTGTGAGCGACTTGTATAGCTTGGTTTATTGTTGTTTTACCCCTACCTTTCTTACCTACAATACCGTAGAACTCGAATTTTTTAGCTACGTAGTATTCGTCAAAGCAACTAATTCCTAAAGTGTAACCGTGTTCGATTCTACCGTCCACAAAGTCGTTTAAATCATTGTTTACATCTTTGTTATCTACAAGAAATTTAGAGTAATCTTGTACATCTTCTTCTGCATCTTTTAAAATTATTGGTTTAATTTTCATAATATTATGTTTTAGCTGAATCTGTTTATAGCTTCTGTAACCATATGCTGCAATTTGTCTTTTACAACCTCGATTGTGAAACGCTCTTTTACGTCCTCCAAAGTGAAATCTTTTTGCAAAGATACTTTTTTTATTTGATTATGATGCAAATCATTGTGAAAACTTTCATAGAACCTGTCCAAAGGAATAGATAGAACTCTACTGACTTCCTTTTGCATCATCTCATCGAACACCGTCGAATCAAAATCTCTAATTGTCTTGTTCAATTGCAAAATATACAATTTAGCGAATAAATCGCTGTTTAAGGCGTTTATATCTTTTTGACGAGTAATCCAATCAAAAATGAAATTGAGTGCGTTAGCGTCGTTCTGATTAGGCTTAAACGACTTGTTTGTGCTAAACCTCCACTGTAATCTTTCAACTGATTCTTCTAATGTCATTTTTTTAGTGTTTTAGTTTATAACTGATTCTTGTACGGATTCTCTTGATATTTTATTTCTTTGGTAACTGAAACGCTTTTGGTTTTTGTTTTAGTTGCGTACTTGTCTATTGTTTCTGCTCTTGAAAAAAATTCGGGTGTCAAGAAATTAAAACCGTTGTCTTTGTGAAATTTAGTTTCTACGGAATTATTAATAGCTGAAATAATATCTTTTTTGCTATAACCGTCTTTTAGCCTTGCTTTGTATTTTGATTTTACTTTGTTGTTAATCACTTTAAAACCTCTTCCTGTTTTTGAATTTATGTACTTCAACAAACTATCAAAATCAATCTTTGCCTTTGGCGAAGAAACTACGTACTGTACTTCTTCTTTCTCTTTCTCTTTCTCTTCTACTTGTACGGTAGGGGTATCGTTACCCCCTTGCCTACCCCCTACGGTAGGGGTGTTTAATTCTTCGTTAAGCCTAGTGTTTGTCTTGTGTTCGTAGCCTTTTACCTGTGAGTCAATGCTGTTGGTCTGACTTATGTATGCAAATTTAGCCATACCCTCCAAATTAGTCGGTTTAATACCTAAAAATTGCCTGTCTAGTAAAGCATTCATAAAAGCAACTTTGTCCTTATCATTTAACTCATTATAAACATCGTAATAGCTTCTAAAAAAATTAAAACCCTTTCTCTTTGTTTCTTTCATATTTTAGTTTTAAAACCCCCCTAAATGAATAGGAGGGTGTGATTAATTGTTTTTAGAAAGGCAAATCCTGAACAGCTTCTTTTGTTTCTGCTGTTTGGGTGTTCTCTGCTTTTTCAATTCTCCAAGAGTTTAGACTTGTGTAAAACTTGCCTTTCCATTCGTTTGTTCTAATATTAAAAAACACTTTTACAATATCTCCAACCTTGTTGTACTTTGTTAGGTTTTCAACAGCTTCCTCGCCTAATACTTCAAATGCAAAGATTTGTTCTGCATCGTTGTAACCTCCATTATTGGCAATTACAAAGGTTTGTTTCTTCCAATCCTTTCCTGCTTTAGAAGTTCCTTGTTCTACTTCCGAAATGCTTTTGATTGTTCCGCTTAATTCTAATGACATAATTTTACTTTTTTAATGTTAATAATGATTTTACTTCTTGTGATAAATTATATTTTGATTCTACTTGTTGGATTGTAAAGTTGCCCGAATCGAGTGCAGCTTTAACTTTGTTAAATGCAGGCGTTCCTGCGTGTAGGCTTGTTTTAGACGTTTTACCGTGATTATTGGTTGCGTCTGCGTCTTTGGTGTCGTCTATCAAAAACAAACCGTTTAGAGCGTATTTACGTGCATAAGATGAGGAACTTCCGTAGCTTTGGGATACGTCCATTCCTTTCCTGTTTACATCAATTCCCGCTTGTGCAGTAACTTTGTAAGATTTCTCTCCGTCTGTTACCGTTGCAGTTGCTTCTACATAAATTCCTAAAGGGTTTTCTTTTATCTCATCTGATACAGTCAAGAAAAGACCTTGTTTGTAGAGTAGTGGCTTAACCGCTTCGAGAATGTCCTCGCAACTTCTGTAATTGTACTTACCAAAGTTGTTTCTTTGGTTCTTTGGTGCTTTTAGTTCGCTTTGAACTTTTACTAATTTTTCAATCATTGTTTTAATTTTTAAGTTATACTTTGCAAATATATGTAATTATATTGATAAAGTCAAATTTTTATTAAATACCTAAAGTTTGAACTCTTAATTCATACTTCTTTTCATCTTCAATAACTCTGAACCTGTGGTTTTTTCCTTCCCTTTCATTATATCCAACAATAGGATTAACTTTGTAATTCCAAAAGTCCTTTGGCAACTTTTCGCCTACTCTTAATTCTTTTAATTCTACTTTCATATCTATGTTTTTTATTTTTCTTCGTAATACCAATATTCTAATTCCCAAGATTCGTACAAAATACTATCGTCGTTCTTCATAGAGTCGAACGGAGGTATTCCTTTTAATAGTTCTAAAAGGTCGCTATCGTACTTAATTACCTTTTCTTCTTGAAATACTATGTATTCATTATTTACAATTTCTCCTGTGATGTCGCAGTATATTTCGTTATCTACTTCTTCAAGGTTATATCCTCGTTCTTCGTGTAGTCGCTCTATTCTAATATCGTCTATATTCATATTATTCAATTTAGTTTAGTTGTGTTTATTATAAAATCCTCTAAATACTTTCCGTGTGATACATATACATTACTTCCATTAACCAAAGAAAATGGTTGTACCTTTATTCCCTCAAATGTAAAAGAATTTACTGAATTATCAAAAATATCGTGTATTGAAGTTTTATAATCTTTTAATTCCCCCACTATGCTATCATAAAATTGTTCTGAAACCAACAACATTAAACCTTCTTTGTCGTACGTTTCTTGAGGTATCTTATCAACATAATACCCTATTTCAGCTATTGCGTTCTTCATTATATCCTATTTATATTTTTCTGCGTATGTTAATTTTACTTCTCTTAATAGTTCTCTTGCGTCCTCTCGGTTTATCTGATTATGTTCTGCGAATAAATCAACAGTAAAATATTTATTGAAGTAATCCAAGTACATTTTCCTTCTTTGTTCGTTTGTGTAGTTCATTATATCTGATTTTTAAATTCTTGAACTGCTTCCTTTAATCTTTTCTCATAAGTCTCTGTAATCCAATCATCTACTTCCGTTCCGATGAATGAAGGATTATAATTTACAAGGTTTGATGCTGCACAATAAACTGAATACAGCTTTTCATACTCTGCTGATGTTAATTTTACTTCTGTCATAATATTTGTTTTTGATTATGATACAAATCTATAACAAAAAAATGATACCGAAAAACTTTTTTTTAAAAAAAGCACAAAAAAAGAGGCTACATTTCTGCAACCTCCTTAAACTAAAACAATTATGAAAAACTAAAACTAAAACTCTTTTGATAAATCTTTGTACTTTTCTGTCATTTCTTCTAAATCTTTAGTTGTAAACTTTACAATCTCTCTCGCTTTTTCAGCAAGCATTTCAGAAGTTCCCTCTCCTTTGTTGTTGTCTAGCCATTTGCTAAACTTGTATTGCTCTCCCCACCTAAACACGTTGCAACCCGAACATTGAACTTGTACGTTTGTTTCGTCCCACCTTGTCGAATAATGTTTACGACTTTGAAAGTGTCCCGCTTGCAATTTCTTCCAATGGTCTTTCTTTCCACAAGTAACACATTCAGCAATGTCATTCTTTGCGTATCTTCTTCTTATGTATTCTGAAAAAGCAGCATCAAGTTTTTTGACAACTTGCGAACGTGTTTTTTTCTTTGCCATTGTACTACAAATTTAAACAAAATGTTTCTTCTTTAACAATATAGTTTTCAACAATAGCTATTTTGTAACTCCTTGTTTCTTTTCCCACGTTCTCATTCCGCCAAGCCCTAGCATACCGAAAAGAATGGTAAACAATTCGTCCATTTGTAAAGCAGGTAAATCAGACCATTCGGGGTGTGCGAATATTATTAAATCTCTTAAAATAAAGTTATACAACAAAGCTACACCTATAACCCAACCGATAAAAGGACGCCAACCTGCCACAAACATTGTTCTATGACCTGCCTCAACCTCATTGATTTTGGTTTGTAACTCTACCAACCTTTCAGCAGTTTCGAGTTGCTTGTTAGGGTCAAGTTCTTTCCCTTTGATAGCCTCACGAATATCTTTCGCTAAATCTCCGATTCCTTTTGTGCCTGTTCCTAAAAGTTTACTAATCCAACTCATCTTAATAATAGTATAAAATATGCAATCATTACGTTTAAATTAACAAGGACTAAATTCCATTGCTTCGCTACGAATACTTGAGGCAATGATAATAAACCTGCAAATATATAAAATACCACACCTTGTGTCTGTGGTAGCAAATGAGGAGCAGTAATGAAGAAACCTGTCCCCATATACCCTAATCTATTGGCAATCCTCTCTAAAGGTGTTAAACGTCTTTCTTTGACTAAACTCCTTAATATTGTACTTTTAAATTTATTTACCATCGAGCTTTATATCCTCTAATATCGTAGTGAGTAAATGTCTTATATGCTTTGAGTCCTCCTTGAACCATCTTGCCTTCAGAAATCAAATACTTTATTATATTGGCAACTTCTTTAGGAGATTTAGATTCAACAACAATGTCGGCTGCTTTAGCAAGTAAGTGTTGGCTCTTTGTAGACCCCCCTATTTTTCTATTGTGTTCTAAACTTCTATAAGCAGAATTAATTGAAATAGGCACTCCTAAATAGTCTCTCAAGACTTGTAGATTGTCTGCCAAGTCAAGAACATTAGGCAATAAAGAAGTAGGCAATTCAGTTCCATCTTTGCAATCAAATTCTGATAAACTAAAGTTCTCTGTTATTCTCATTTATTCTTTTTATTCATTATGTACCACTTTTGAATAGTGTACCCAATGGTAACAAGCATCAATGCAATCTTTAGAATTACATCTAAATTACTCAAGGAAATCCCAAATGTGCCAATACTCAATGCGTACACTTTCAAATCTTGTGTCATCTTATGAAATCTTTAATGCTTGGTATTTAAGTCCCATAAAAGCGTGGAGTCCTTCACTATCTATATCAACTGAATAAGTTGCCCAACCATAAGGGTGGGAATAGTTGCCTTCTTCATCAGCTTCTAAATCAGCCCAAAGAACGTCTATAAGGTAATCAGTACCATATACTGCTTCCTCTATAACTTCTCCTTCTTCGTTGATTATAGCGTCTGTAACAACCTCGTAACCCAATTCTACGATAGTATGGCGATGAGTTGGGTAGTTGCTTCCTTCTTCGTCTTGTGCTACTCCTAAACCTTCGATTTTATCGAGTGCCTGTTCTTTGCTATTAAATGCGTATTTTCCTATTTTCATTTTATATAATTTTATAACGTTGTTAATTCTTGTAATTCTGTGTCGCTTAATGCTTCGTCATATACTCTTATTTCTTTAACTTTTCCATAAAACTCATTAGATGAATTACCACCGTCAAGAGAAACTTCACTCAAACCAATTGGTGTGTTACCATTATTATCAGTATCAACTTGAGAGCCATTAACCCATAGTGCAAAATCATTTGCTTTATATTTTGCTGAAATTTTTACATTTTCAGAAAAATCTACTAAACCACTTTTAATGTTGCATTGCAAATTTCCATCAGAAAAAACAGCAAAACCATATTTATTTTCAACACCACTTCTATATATATATAATCTATTTAAGGCACTTGCACTTTGTATTGATATTGCTTCGTTTATGTTAATCGTATCTGAAAGCCCACTAATCTCTGCATACAATACCCCCTCTGATGAGTTTATTACATTTGACAAATCTCCTGTACTATTTCCTACATCTGCTGCGCGTGTCGATGCAGTTCCGAAGGTTGGTATGTAGGAAGTTGCGTATGAGCCTTGTTTTAATTCAATACCCCAAGCATAAATCTCATCACTTAATGAACCTGCATACTCGAAATTGTTTAAATCGCCTGCTAAACCAAAACAAGACCTTATAACAGCTCCGTTAGATGCAGTTGTTGCTGTTAAAGAAACGTTATACCAACCATTTCCATAATACTTTATATCTGAATCGACTAAAGTAGGCGCAGTAGCAAATGATTCCGTATTAACAACACCATTGACTAAATCAATATTTAAAGCTAACTGACCTATGTAACCAAGTCCCGATGTTCTTTGATTCATTAATAACGAAGCAAAGTCGTGTGTTTTCTTCTTGAAGAAACCGCTTAATGTATAGGTGGTACTTGTTGAAGATGTACTATCGTCATAAACGTATTTACCAACATTTGACGTTGAGTTACCTTTAATGTTAAAAGCATTATATAACCCTTGAGGAGAAATAGAAGAAAGAGAACCTACAAGTATATTGGATTTAGCCCAAGATGACTGACTAAAATCTTCGCTATATTGTATCAAATTAGTACTCTGTGGTTCTAACAACAAGCTCGGACAACCTCCATCCGTGTAGTCTAATCTTGGTACGTTTGTGTTTACTTCTGTTACTTCTCTTACAGATACGTTGTCTATAACAAGTTCTTCTCCGCTTCTTCCGTATATAAGAAAAAAATTTGTTCCACTCGTAGAAGTAAAATAAAAAGTGTAAGTCCCTGCGTCTAAATGGTCATTATTTATTCTGTGGTTACCTATCTCTATGATGTTAATTCCTGTTCCTTCGTTAGATAAAACTGTTATTTTTACTTCGTAAAGAGTATTAATAGGAATAGAAAGATTTTGTAAGATGAATGAAGACCCTCCTGTTCCGTCATAAGTAGCTACTCCATTCGCAATAGCCCAACCTGTACCTTTAGTCCAATTACTATCAGCGTCAAAACTACCATTAACAATTTCCTCACTACCTAAACCAAGACCTGTGTTTATAAATCCGTTTTTATCTACTCTTGAACCTGCCGAGCTTCTTGAGAAAGAAGAAAAGTCAGCACCCGTTTCTCTTACAGAAACACTTTCTATTGTACCTCCATTTACTGCTTGTGGATTTTCCTCATTTCTATAAAGATAAAAAATGCTCGAAGTTGCTTTTATTGTAAATCTTATTCTTCCTGTTGTCGTTATTTCGTAGTTAATTCCTGCACCTACGTTCACCTTAAAGCCATTACCTACAATGTCAGAAACATATAATTCTACATCATAACTCTTTCCCGAAGTCAATATATCTTGAGAAACCCCCGAACTACTCCCGTCATTTCTTAATACTAATTTTCCATTTGAAAAATCGGCATAATTATTTGCGTTTTGAACACCTGCAAGAGTCCACCCTGTACTACCTTGCTCAAAGTTTCCGTTAGTTAGTTCTTCGGTATTTATTATTTCGGGAAGAACTGCATAAGCCTTTCCTGCTTTAACACCACTCGGTACGTATAAATATTTTAATCCCATAGTTTTTATTTGTTTTATATTTCGATACAAGTTAAAGACTCAAGAGAACCACTATCTCCTTCAACTCTATCTTTAAAGTCTTTTATAATTACCTTGTCAGCATATGCGTTACCCCAACCTGTCAACGATGTTCCTTGCCCCCATTCAGAGTCAAAGTTTGCTATTCCCCAATTTATTGAATTTGCCATTTTCTACTTTTTTTAAAAACAATTTTAGACGCTCTACGTTTTTTTGTTTCTGTTTGTATTTTCCTCTTTTTTCTTTCATAGTACCCAACTTCCAAAATTACCGTCGCCACTAGGAGAAACATCTTCGTCGGAGTTGCTTAAATACTCGGGAAACAAAGTTGTGTTATTACATACGTAATCAATGAATCTACGTGTGTAGTTTTGTGCTGTGGTTCTTGCTTTTTCGATTAAGAAATCAACCTCATCTTTTACAACCGTTTCGCTTGTTTCAGAAGTGTGTTTGTAAACACCTCCGTTTGCAATCGTATAAGCTGCAAAAGGATAGTACTCAACAAGTCCCCAATGGATAAGCATAGGCTTAACGTACTTAATCAATAGATTTTTATAGTTAGCATTTGCAGGGTCGTCAATAGTTCCGCCCGAAATCTTTGTTTGAATAGCCACAAGTAAGTCAGTTCCCAAATATTGCTGAATATGTATATCCTGCGCAATTCTTAAATATTGAATGAATTTACCAACGTCCACATTACCGTCTATGGTGCTGTTTCTTTTGATGTCTGTCGTTGTAATTAATAATACTTCTGCCATTATTTAAATCTTTTATTTGTTGGTAGAAATCCATTGTAAGGCATATCTTTCGGCTTCATTGCAACCTGTTTTGGGTTTCTTACTCTGTAACCTTCTCGTTCTGCCTTGTTCGTTGAAACCGTTGGTGCTAAAGGACTTTTTACGTCTATCTTTGTTTTGCTCTTATACGTTCTTCGTTCCCATTTATGATGGCAGTTTCCTCCGCCTTTGTACAGCCAAATTGAGTATTTATCAGCACCATTTGCACCCCAACCTTTATTAACAACTTTATCTGACATCGCAATAATATCTTCTTTTCGATATATCTTCTTGGCACTCATCATTTTTTTGCAAAATCCTCTTTGTGGGTTTGGGTTTCCTGTGTATTGATATCTAACTTTGTATTTAACGTCATCGATTTCTTTGTCTTGTTCACTCTTTGCGTTTGGTCTTGCTGTTCCTGTGCTTACAAAGTTGTATATTTTAGAAAGTAGCGACTTTTTAGGATTGTTCAATGCATTTATTTCTGCGTCTAGTTGTTCCTCTATATCGTAATCAACTTCTCTTTTATCTATCAATTCCCATTCATCAAGGTTTTCATCTTCTCCCAAGCTAGTAGGGTCAAAGTCTGCGCTCATTTTAACGCCTGTCTCCTCCTCTTTTGTTTCTTCATCGGCTACATTGTCCAAGTCTGTAAATTCAAGCGGCTGAATAGTCTTAAAATAAGTATTTAAAGATATTCCGTTTACTGCTAAAATCTCGTTTATAACGTCAAGCAATTCATCTTGAAACGTTCTAATGACTAGATTGTCATATAACAAAGAAGCAGTTTTGATTTCGTCAGCGTTGTTGCCTAATCCGTTCCCCCCTGTTCTTATTCCTAACAACATTGGAGAAGTAACTTTATGCCCTACAATTAATTTTTCTTGGCATTCTTTTGAAAGGTATTCGTAATGCTGTGGCGCATCGTTCAAAGGTAAATCTTCAACCGTAGTAGCGCCTTCTTTGTTGTTGTTAAATGCAACGATTACTTTTTCTCCTCTTGCCCCTGTAAGTTTGTTCATTACATCACGCTTAATCTCTCTGCGTTTTTCTTCGTCGGGAACTCCGTTGTTGAAGTTGATTACTTTCGTACCACTGAACCCGTTTAAAGTGTCGTTAATTAAGTAGTCAGCAATTTCTTCTTCTAGTACTGCGTAAGGTAAAGCACCTTGATAGTCAACAGGTGGATAATAAGAATATCCTGCAACGTATGGTTTTACTACATAGATTTCGTTTTCTTTTCCGTTTCCAAAACCAAAAGCAGGAATACGTAAAGGCTCATCAGAAGGCTTCGCATCAATCCAATTCGGGTGATAGTACCACGCTTCAATCTCTCCGTCATCATTGCATCTTTCTGCCCGCAAAGTATTCATAGGAAAATGTAGAGCCTTATTGACTTGCCCACCTTTGTAGTTGATTTGAAAAGCACCCATTCCCAAAAGTTTCCTGTCCATTATAACACCACGCAAACAGTCTTTTGAAAAGATAGTTTTCATTTGTGCATATTGTTCGGGTTTCTTGTTTGAATCCGTAGCATCTAAACCTTTTCCGTAAATCATTCGAGCCATTGAGGTAATAATACCCCCGTTCGTTGTTGATTTCGTGCTTCTGTCGATTAGCCATTGGAAATGATTGTTATCTTCTCCGTACATTATCCAATCCTTGTTTTTTACTTCTTCAACTATTGGAGTGGTGTATTTTGAAAGAGCTACAACCTCAATCTGCGATTTGTTGTTTCTTCTACTCATTGTAAACTATGTATTCGTTTGTGCTTTCGTGTTGCGTATAAACGCCATTGTTAATGCTGTAATCTTTTACTACTTGGTCAGTACAGAAGATTCTGCCTTTATAAACTATTTCAGAGCCATTTAAAGCGTTGAATGTGTAAAATCTATCCTGTACCAAAGCAAAAGAAATATCAGCCTTTAAATAATACCCGTCTTTTGTAAATGTTGCGGATATGGTTGTGCTAGTGTTTGCTTGTTCGTCTGTTAATACAATAGAATCAGCAGCGTAATACCTTGGAATAAATTTCAATTCCTGTGCGTTTGTGCTAGTTGTTAGTATTATCATTTTCTTTTATTTTAAAACAAATTATATAGGTTTATGTTTTTTATTTTAAAAAAAATTAAAAAAAAATGAAAAAAAGTTTGGTACATTTAAAAAAGCGTGTATCTTTGTATCAAACAAAACAACTAAAACTAAAAATTATGAAATTATTAAAAACATCAAACTACGACAACAGAGAAGTTATAAACTTCATAAAAACTCAATTTTCAATCATTGAAAGTGCTAAATGTTCTTTTACAACTTCTCAATTTTTAGAAATGGATTCGCTAAAGGTTTCTTTTGACGGAGACATCTACAAAGTTAGCTTTGAGAATCTAAAGGATAAGTCTTTGAATTTTTCTAATAACATCACAAAAACATTTGAAAACAGAGCAGAAGCTATGAAAACAATACTTTTTAACTTGGGTATCATTTCAAAGTCTGAATTAAACAAATAACAAAACCAAGGGAAGGGTAAAACCTCCCTTTTAAGACAATAAAAAAGGTGTAAACAATTAAGTCTACACCTTTCTCTTTTTAATGCGTTAAAACGCTTCCTAGTTCGCTTGAACGTCGAATCCTGTTGCTGCACCCGCAGAGATTATAGAAGAATCTACGAAATACGCTAGATTGTCCTCTTTAGAAGCCAATGTCAAAGTGTACCCGTTAAATTCATTCATATCTGCACCGCTTGCAGTGTTTACTGTTACATCTACACCGTTTTTGATTCCGAAGATTCTAAAAGAACCGTCATATCCTTCTGCAATGATTTGCGGACGACCTTTAGATAAAAGAACCATTTGCGCCTGTGTAGTTGCATCTTGTTTCTTCAATGTAATAGTTCCACTTCCCTCAAAGATAGAAGTACCCGCGTTGATGTCTTTAGTGTTTGCTTCGTCAATGTTGTTTGTTCCTCTCAATTCGTATTTGAATACGTCATAAGCAGAACCCATTGCTGTAATTTCCTCGCCTGTAAATGTTGCATCTGCAAACATTCCTTTGGCGTAATTCGCTACATAAATAGCCTTGATTCCTCCAAGACTATCCAAGCAGTTTGAGTCGTTTCTTCCTGCTGTAATATCACAAGCCATATTTTTATATTTTAAAAGTTAGTTATAAAAAAAAGGGATAGGCAAGAACCTACCCCTCTTTCAGTTTATTTAGTTGCTAATTATGCAGGTGTGTAAAGTACGATTTCAGCACCGTAAGCGTATTGCACGGTTGCAGTGAAACGCATAATTACGCGAACATTTTGACTTCCGTCTAAATCTTGCATATCCAAAACTTTAACTTCGTTTGAATCGTTCAACAATCCCGTTCCGAAAAACAAGTTAGAAGATTCAGCAGCTACGATGTAGTTAGAAGCCAATCCGTTTGCTACGAATACAGGTACTCCGTCGAACATTACATCTCCTAAAGCTTGATTAGTTCCGTTTCCACCAACACCATTTGCACCTACTCCGTTAGCAGCAAAGCCACCTAAAGCACGTACATAAGCACGATATACATTTTGAGCTACGTAGATTTTCAAGTCAGCAGAACCATACAATGCAGCAGGGATTGCATCAACCACCTTTCCGAGTTCATCGATTACATTTGCGGAACTTACAGTTGTTCCAACTACGTCGATTACGTCTGCATCAGCAGTTGCCAAAGTTACAAGTCCGTCGAACTCTCCTTCGTCCCCGTCAGCACCTTGCCAAATGTTAGATTCCATTTTTGAAGCTACTTTTTCAGCTACGTGAGCAACCAAGAAAGATTGGAAATCGGGTGGCAAAGAATCGAAAGCAGAATATCCCATTGAGATAGCGTCCCAATCCGCACGGAAAGGAGTTTTACACAATTCAAGGTTTACTTGAAATTCTTTTGGAGTAATGATTCTTTCTGTCAAAGTAACAGAAGAAGTTGCAGTAAAGTCGCAAGAACCATCAGCAATAAGGTCGCCTGTTGCGATTTTCTTAAGTACCTCTGATTTCTTTACGTTTGGTTTTACAGTAATACCACCGTTTTCGATAGTGTTACCGCTTAACAAAGCAGCAGCGATATAGCCTTGAGCCTTCTCTCCTGCGTAAGTAGTAGTGATGTTTGTTGTTGTTGCCATTTTTTAAAATTTAAACGTTTAATTGATTATTTGAATAGTTTGTTATATATAACAGATTTTGTTGTTTTTGGTGCTTTTTGAGAATACAAGAAAGTTTCTTTTTTAGAAGCATCAGCTTCGGGATTGTGTTTGATTGGTGCAACTTCTTCAGCACTCAATTCAACCTCCTCTTTAACTTCTTCTTCTTCTTCTTTAGACTCTAAAGACAATTTCAATGCGTCAA